TAAACAGGCTGTCGCTATTGCTTACAGTACGCAACGTGAATCGGCTAAGAAAATGGGTAGCAAGCCTATGCCAAAGAAAAAGTAATGGCAACGCTTAAGCAAGACCCTACAGGTATTGAAGGCGCAGGCAAGGTATCGGCTCGCGGTGGTCCTGACCAGAAGGATCATCGAGATACGTTGCAACTGATGCGCGACCGGCTACGGCAAGCGATTGGTGCGTATTCGGAGAGCCGTGAAGACGAACTTGATGATCTGCGTTTTATGGCCGGTTCACCAGACAACCAGTGGCAGTGGCCGCAAGATGTATTGGCAACGCGTGGGTCGGTGCAAGGGCAGACGGTCAACGCAAGACCTTGCCTGACTATTAACAAGCTACCGCAGCATGTAAAACAAGTAACTAATGAGCAGCGCCAGAACCGGCCAAGCGGCAAGGTCATACCTGTTAACGATCAAGCCGACGTTGAAGTTGCTGAGGTGCTCGACGGCATCGTGCGGCACATTGAGTACATGTCAGACGCTGACGTGGCCTACGACACGGCGTGCGAGAACCAAGTCACTTACGGTGAGGGTTACATTCGTATTCTGACGGAGTATTGCTACGAAAATAGTTTTGATCAAGACATCAAGATCGCTCGCGTACGCAATAGCTTTAGCGTCTACATGGACCCGCTGATCCAAGACCCATGCGGGGCAGACGCTGAGTGGTGCTTTATTACCGAGGATTTGCTGAAAGAAGACTACCAGCGCATGTACCCCAATGCTGCGCCGCTGTCTTCAATCATGGCGCAAGGTATTGGTGACCAAGATATAAGCCAGTGGATTACGGAAGATACGATCCGTATTGCAGAATATTTTTATATCGCACATAAACAAGAGACGCTTTACCTGTACCCAGGCAATCAGTCAGTCTTCAAGGGGTCTATGGAAGACAATCAACTGCGGGCTATGGGGCTTAGACCCATACGCGAGCGCCGTGTAGATCGCAAGAAAGTCATGTGGATGAAAACCAATGGCTTTGAGGTGCTTGAAGAGCGCGAATGGGCGGGTAATTGGATTCCAGTTGTGCGCGTGGTAGGTAATGAGTTTCAGGTTGATGGCCGCATCTTTATTTCAGGCATCGTACGCAACGCTAAAGATGCTCAACGGATGTACAACTACTGGACAAGCCAAGAAGCTGAGATGCTTGCGCTTGCACCTAAAGCGCCATTTATCGGTTACGGCGGTCAGTTTGAAGGTTATGAGTACCAGTGGAAGACGGCTAATACACAAAATTGGCCTTATTTAGAGGTCAATCCTGACGTTACCGACGGTGCTGGATCGATTTTACCGTTGCCGCAACGTGCTGCACCACCACTGCCGCAAACAGGTCTTATTCAGGCCAAGATGGGTGCGTCTGAAGACATCAAAGCTACCACAGGCCAGTATGACGCAAGCCTGGGGCAGGTGTCTAACGAACGTTCTGGCCGTGCTATTTTAGCAAGACAGAAGGAATCTGACACAGGAACTTATCACTACGTTGATAATTTAGCCCGTGCGGTACGGTATGTGACGCGTCAATTGGTCGATTTGATACCAAAAATCTATGATACACAGCGTATTGCTAGGATTATTGGTATCGACGGCGAAACCAACATGGTCAAAATCGACCCCTCGCAACAAGAGCCGGTCAAGAAGATTATCGACCAGACAGGTGTGGTGATCGATAAAATTTACAACCCATCAGTTGGCCGATACGACGTGGTGGTGACCACAGGCCCAAGCTACATGACCAAGCGCCAAGAAGCTATGGACGCTATGGCTCAAATCTTGCAGGGCAACCCCAACTTATGGGCTGTTGCAGGCGATTTGTTTGTTAAAAACATGGATTGGCCTGGTGCTCAAGAGATGGCAGCACGTCTTCGCAAGACCATCGACCCGCAACTGCTTGCTGATCAAGACAACGATCCTGCACTACAAGCTGCTCAGAAGCAAATTGAAGCGATGGGCGCTGAAATGCAACAAATGCACGATATGCTTATGAACGTCAATCAGTCGATTGAAGCTAGAGACGTTCAAGTACGTGAATTTGAGGCTAAAATCAAGGCATTTGATGCCGAAACCAAGCGTATTTCAGCCACAATGCCTGGTATGACCATGGAGCAGATTCAAGATATTGTGATGGGAACACTTGCTGCTGCACACGATGCGGGGGATTTGATACCGCCGCAGCAAATGCAAGGCCCAATCATGCCGGAATCAGATGATATGGGGCGTGAAGCTGCTATTATGGCTCGTCAGGAAGAAGCTCAACAGGCCAGACCGATGCCAAACGTGGTGCCACAGGAGGGCCAAGCATGAAATGTGCTGATTTTATAGGCATGTTGTTTTTGGCCCGTGACGTTACTCACTCAGTCCATCTAAACACACGCAGCTATAGCAAACATAAAGCCTTACGTAAATTTTATGACAAAATTGTCGATTTAGCGGACAATTTTGCTGAAGCCTACCAAGGTAAACATGGTCTAATTGGCCCAATTTCATTGATGAACGCAGGTAAAACCTCTAAAATCCTAGATTTTATGCAAGATCAGGTTGATGAGATTGAAAAAATCAGGTATGAAGTGTGCGGTAAAGATGAAACCGCGTTGCAAAATATTATTGATGAAATTGTCGGATTGTACTTAAGTACAATCTACAAAATTAAATTTCTTGCTTAAGGAATAAATAATGGAACAAGCTAAAGCCAAAGACTCCGCTGCCAGCGGTTTGATAGCCCGCCCTGCTTCGTCTGAAGTCGCTCGTGCAATGGGCAAATTTACGTTTGAGTGTTACGACAAAGACGGCAAACTTAAATGGACTGCCGAATCTAAAAATCTTGTTGTAAACGTTGGTCTTCAATACATGGCAGGCACAGCGCTTGATGGGGCTACGGCTCGCATTACATCTTGGTATATCGGTTTATATGGTGCTGGAGCATCTAACACACCTGCTGCTTCAGATACATTAGCGTCTCATGCTGGATGGACTGAAATTAACCCGTACACAGGAAATAGACCCGCAGCAACTTTTGCTGCTGCAACTACAGCCAGTCCTTCGGTTGTAACTAATTCAGCAAGCAAAGCCTCCTACAGTATTACAAGCACTGCAACTGTTGGTGGGGCATTTTTAGCAAGCGCTGCTTCAGGTACTTCAGGTACATTGTTTTCAGCATCTGATTTTACGGGCGGTGACCGTTCGGTTGTTAACGGCGACACACTGCAAGTAACTTACACTTTTAGCCTGGCTGCATAATGGCGTTCGTTGTTGCAGACCGTGTACAAGAAACCACCACAACCACAGGCACCGGCACAGTCACATTAGCCGGTGCGGTTACGGGGTTTCAATCCTTTTCCGCTATAGGTAACGGAAACTCCACGTTTTACACCATTGCCGACCAGTCAGGGTCTAACTGGGAAGTAGGCATAGGAACGTACACCTCGTCTGGAACAACGCTATCTAGGACGACGGTTTTATCTTCCAGTAATTCAGGAAGCTTGGTGAACTTTGGCGCGGGGACAAAGAATGTCTTTGTAACTTATCCGGCGTCAACCACATTGTTATCGATAAACAACCAAACCATATCGGCAAGTTACCCCATACCTCCAGGAAATAACGGCTCAAGTGTCGGACCTGTCACAATTAACACAGGGGTTGCTGTAACGGTAGGAACAGACCAGCGTTGGTTAATTTTTGGCTAAGGATTAGACATGAGCAACTTAAAAGTTCAGGGTAACGCCTCTGGCGCTGGTACGACGACGCTACAAAGCCCCAACACTTCAACATCAGCCACCCTTACGCTGCCGGATTCAACGTCAGCCGATACGCTAGGCTACTTAAATGCTCCAGTTAATGAGCAATCTGCTGCTTACACGGCTGTCGCTGCTGATGCAGGGAAGATTATTTTTCATCCGTCTACTGATGCCAATGCAAGGACATTTACGATCCCTGCTAACAGCTCGGTAGCTTATGCTACGGGAACGGTGCTGACCTTTATCAACATGACATCACAGGTTGTCACGATTGCGATTACGACCGATACGATGTATCTGGCTGGAGCTGGAACAACCGGTTCGCGCAGTCTTGCCCAGTACGGCATCGCCACAGCAGTCAAGATGACTAGCACGACATGGCTGATCTCTGGCAACGGGTTGACCTAACATGACTGGCATCCTTAATTTATTGATTGGAGCGATGGGGAGTAAGTTCACCATCATTCAAACCTTCACAGCATCTTCAACGTGGACTTGCCCTGCTGGGGTGACTCAGGTTGACTACCTTATTGTGGGCGGTGGCGGTGGTGGCGGTAACGGGTCTAATCCTGGCAATGCTAATGGCGGAGGTGGCGCTGGCGGTTTAATAACAGGTACTGGACTAACTGTTACGCCTGGAAATAATTACACTATTACGATAGGCAGTGGATGCGCCGCTGGAAGTGCTGGAAGTTCAGGGTCAAACGACTCTACGATTGTTCAGGTAGAAGGAAGCCCATCGTTTACAACGATCACCGCAACTAGAGGTGGCGTTGGAGCAGCAAGCAATGGTTCTCCATCAGTTGCTGGTGGTAACGGGGGTTCTGGTGGCGGTGGGGCTAGTGGTGGTGCTGGTGGATCAGGGAATACTCCTGCCGCAGCATCTCCTGGCGGTAATAATGTGCCTGCCACTCCAGGCCAAGGTAATAACGGAGGGGCCGGTACTCTCGGTGCCGGATCAAATTCTGGTGGAGGTGGTGGAGGCGCTAAAGACCCAGGTACTGCTGGAGTGCAAAACACTCGTGGCGGTAATGGTGGCGATGGATACGCTTCATCTATTTCTGGCATTAGTCCTAACCCATCATATGCAGGCGGTGGCGGTGGCCAATTGCAAGACGGAACAAGCGGCCCAAGCGGTGGCGCTGGTGGTGCGGGAGGTGGTGGCGCTAATGGTGTTGCTGGCTCTGTAAATACTGGTGGCGGAGGTGGCGCTAAAGCAGCAGGCGGCTCCGGCATTGTCATTCTGAAATATCAAGCACCAACACAGAGTGTTTTCGTATTCAAGGGTTCGGGTAAGTTTACTGTCCCCACGGGCGTGACCAGCATTGACTATCTGATCGTTGGTGGTGGAGGTGCTGGCGCATGGGGTAATGCAGGTGGTGGCGGCGCTGGTGGCTTTAGGACAGGGACTGGGCTAGCAGTAACTGCTACTAATGAATTGACGATCACGGTTGGCGCAGGGGCTACTAGCGTAACAACTGCTGTAAACCAGCAGGAAAATAACGGCGACCCATCTTCTATAGCGGGGCCAGCACCTTTTTCAACCCTTACATCGGCGGGTGGTGGTGGTGGTGCTTCGTTTAGCAACACAGGAACTACAGGCAAGAACGGAGGTTCTGGTGGCGGAGCCGGAGGAAAAGATAGCGGTCCAGCAAATGCAGGAGGGAGCGGAAATACACCTTCAGCGCCTTCTGCTGGTGGTAATGGTGCGCCTGCTGTGGCATATCAAGGATTTAACGGCGGTAACGGCGGCGTGCAAAATACGTTTAACGCAGGCGGTGGGGGTGGCGGAGCAGGCGGTGCTGGAGCTGCTGCTGTTACCTCGGTCGCAGGAAACGGTGGCCTTGCACAGCTTTCAACGATCACAGGATCAACCGTTTACTACGCAGGAGGTGGCGGGGGTGGAAGTAATGGAGTTTCTGCTGGTCTAGGCGGGGGTACTTCTACGACATCACAAAAAGGCGGTGGTGGTAATGGTGGATTTAATACGGCCGGTACTGCAGGAACGGCATCCACAGGAGGTGGTGGCGGTGGTGGGGGTAATACCAACAATGGATCTAACGGCGGCTCAGGCATCGTCATCATCAAAATAAATCAATAAGGGGTTACATGGAAAACACGAAGGTCTACAGATTCCTAGGCATTGATACGGCGATGCACATGCTTCGCCCCGGTGCTAAGTGGGAAATCACAAATAATCAATTCACACGTTGGGATGATCCACGCCCCTGTCCGTCAATGGATGAGGTTTACTGGGTGATGGACAAGATCAAAGAGTTTGAAGAGTCAATCCCTACGATGTGGCTTCCTGAGCAGTTAGAGGAAATGGGCATCAAGATGAAAGAGATTGAAGATGCAATTGCATAACCTATTTCCCACAGCGGTAGGTTTTGCCGATCTCGGTCGCCCGTTAAGCGATGATGAGCTGTTCTTCATCCGTGAGCTTGAGACACGCCCGAATATGGGTAACACAACAAGCACGAATAACTTTGTCTTGCGTGATTCCGCGCTGACTTCACTCAGATCATTTGTTGAAGATGCTGTCGGTGAATACTTCAAGGCCACCGTCAATCCTAAGCACAATGTAACACTGCGTGTTACACAAAGCTGGTGCAATTACTCAGAACAAGGTCAGTACCACCATAAGCACGCACATCCCAATAGTTATATCTCAGGTGTGTTCTACGTCCAGACCAACCCTGATGACAGGATTTATTTCTACAAAGACGGCTGGCAGCAGATCAAATTTCCGCCGGAACAGTGGAATCCGTACAACTCAGAGTCATGGTGGTTTGAGGCTTATGCAGGCCGACTGATTCTGTTTCCTTCGTCACTGACGCATATGGTTCCTCAAATCAAGGGCAGTGACACAAGAATCTCTTTATCGTTTAACACCTTTCCCGTAGGTACAGTGGGTGAGGAAATGGACTTAACTGGATTGAAACTGGAGGCGTGATGGCTCACTACGCAAAGATTGATGAAAACAATGTTGTTACACAAGTGATCGTTGTAGACAACAAAGACACGGCTGATGCTTTCGGTGTGGAGAAGGAATACATCGGCGCAGCTTTCTGTGAGCGTTTGCTCGGCGGAACGTGGAAGCAGACTTCGTATAACGCTAATTTCAGAAAAAACTATGCTGGGATTGGCTATACGTTTGATGCAGTTCGGGATGCGTTTATACCACCACGCCCTAGCGACGACGCAACGCTTGATGAATCGACATGCCAATGGATTGTGATGGCTGCTGACAGCGTAGGTGCGGATTCGGTTTAATACGTAAATTAAGGTCATGACGTGTTTGGATTTGACTCATTTTCGACAGTACCTTTTTCAGCGATTAGCGGGTCGAGCAACAACATATTTCAAAAAGATGTATTAGAGTCCGCTACAGCAATAGATGATGTTGCGTCAAATCTTAGCTTTATAGCGTCTTTAGTAGAAACAGCAACAGCATCCGACACTGCTGTAAATAATATTACTTTAGCTTCATCAGTAGCAGAAACAACCACAGCAACTGATAACACCTCGTCAAATCTTACTGTTAATTCCACAGCTACGGAATCAGCCACAGCATTTGATGAGACATCTTCTTTAATTGCTTATCAAAAAGAAATTGCGGAAAACGCCACCGCGACTGACGCAGTTGAATCTAGTACCGCGTATCAAGCTGTTATAGTTGAGATTGCTTCAGCTACAGATGCAGTTACACCCGTATTAACTTTAGTCGCTAGTGTTTCTGAAGTAACTACAGGGGTAGATGCTACATTTGTGTCGGTCGAAATAACAGGAAATGTCGTTGAAACCACTACAGGTTTTGATGAAACTAACCAAGGCCAAGATCAGTTTGGTAACATAAATGAATTTGCCGCCGTTTTTGATGACTTTTCTGCGGCTCAAGCCTATCAAACAGTTATTTCAGAACTTGCCACAAGTTCCGATCAATTTGCTACACTGATGAATTTTCAAAGTGTTGTATTAGAATTGCTTACAGCGACTGACCAAGTTTCTATACCAGCGACGCTGCAAGGAGTTATTTTAGAAACAGCAACAGGTGCTGATCAATTTAACACTTTAGAGTTTGCTGAACAGCTATTTATTAAGCTAAGATCGTTTACTGAACGAAGGAGATTTTGATGGCAATCAACCTTAAAGCGATTACTTCGGTATTAGGCTATCAGCAGATTACAAGTTTAAGTTCTGCTACTGCTCTAACCGTACCCCAAAAAGATATAGCAGGTTTAGCTGGATCACCTAGAATTGCTATTATTACACCCGAATCGCAGGCAGTTCGTTGGCGTGATGATGGTGTAGCCCCAACAGCGACGGTAGGTATGCCTTTAGCCGCAGGTGTCACTTTACAATATGATGGCGACATCAATCAAATTAAGTTTATTGAACAATCTGCTGGCGCTAAATTGAACATTACATACTATTCCTAACGAGGTCAGCATGAATATTTCAAATGACGCCCCAGCAATGAATTACGTTGATTATTTCACCAAGCAGTTTCCTAAGGATTTGGCTGAAATGGCAGTTTTGCGTGACGAGCTAGCAATTCGTCAAGGCGCACTAACAGCCGCAGAAGATGCAGTAGCTGATCGTAAAAAAGCAGCAAAAGAACTTGAAGACGCTAAAAACGAAGCCGAAGCCATAAAAAACGATGCCAAACACGATCAAGAAGCCGCCAAACGTGTAGTTGCAGAAGCTATTGAAAAAGCCCAAAGAATAACTAGCGAAGCCGCAAGTATGGTTAATGAAATTAACATAAGAGAAAAAGCAGTCGCAGCAAGAGAAAAAATAGTTATCGCACGAGAAAAAAATTTAGTTGACAACGAATCAGCATTATTGGCGGCGCAAAAAACGTTAGTTGTTGAACAAGAAGTTTTGAAAAATCAAACTACTGCATTAGAATTACGTATCAAGGATTTTCAAGCTAAAGTTGCCGCGTTAACGGCTTAAGGACTAACCATGTCAACCATCAAAATATCCGCATTGCCAAGTGGTAATCCGGCACAATCGGGCGATGAGATACCGATTGCTCGTAGCGGCACAAGCTACAAAATTACGGCTGGAAGCATTGCTGGCCTTGCTACAGCGGGTGTGCAAGGCCCACCTTCCTCGGTAAACAACCAAATTGCGTTGTTTGCAGGAACGTCAGGCGACAGCATACAGGCTGCATCAACGACAGGGGTACTGAAAGCCACTTCTGGTGTTATTGCTGCGGCGGTGTCAGGTGTTGACTATGGTGACATTTACGGCGCAGATACTATTTGTACCGACAATGCGATTGTGCGGTTTGATGGCACAACAGCAAAAACCATACAAAAATCAGTGGCTACACTGAGTGATGCTGGTGTTTTAGCCCTTCCTGGAACCGCTAACACATTAAGTCTTAGTGGGTCTTCTACCGGCAATCCCGCGATAATTCAAGCTACGGGTTCTGATAGCGACATCGAGCTTCGTATTCGCGGTAAAGGTTTGGGGGGTACTACGCTTGGCACAGCAAGTGGTACGGCGCTATACGCAGGAACTTTGGGTACAGCGGTTAACTATTTTCAGATTGTAGGTACGTCTACAGGGATTCCAGTTATATTGGGGCCGGAAGGGACTGATAGCAATATATCAGTAGGTCTATATTCAAAAGGATCATCATCCTATTTTGATTTTTTTACTAACACTGCTAATAGACAGTTAAGAATTTCCAATACAAATTCAGTAGCTAATTATATCAATGTAACGGGCGCTACTACGGGCAACGGGCCTGAAGTATCCGCAGCCGGTTCAGATACCAATATTGATCTTAAACTAACACCTAAAGGTACTGGCGCCGTTAAATTTGGTTCTAGTGCTTCAGCCACTTCGGCAGGGTTCTTGACCGCCAATGGTTTGACGTTCCCCGCTGTGCAAGTTTCATCAGCAGATGTCAACACACTTGATGACTACGAAGAAGGGACGTGGACACCTATTTATTTTTCATTAGATATATTCAATGGTGATATAGCGGTTACTTACACTGCTGTAAGTGGTCAAGTTGGACGCTACAGAAAAATAGGTGCTGTTGTTTTTATTGAATTTCAAATAACAACATCTTCTGTTACCGTAACTGGATCAACGTCTAACGAGTTATATGTTGATGGGCTACCTTTTGTACCAATTTCAGGTTTTCCACAAAACTCAGCCATAGTAAATATAGGCAATTCAGACGGATGGACAACAAACGCACCTTCATTTGGCTATGCTACAACCATTACAGGCATATTGCTAAAGTATAAAACAGCTCCAAACGCTCTTACTTCATCACTTATAACTGGTGCAAATTTAACAAACGGCGCAAATAAAAATACTATTAGAGCAAGCGGCTTTTACTTAACTGCAACGTGAGGCAACTATGATTACTAAAGATGTTGTAATTGACAAGATTGAAGTTTTAGAAAATGGCGGCGTTCTTGTTCGACAGGTCACTAAGATTGTTGAAAATGGTGAAGAAATTTCACGCTCCTACCATCGTTCGTCGTTTGCTCCAGGGCGGGATGTGTCAGACCAAGACGCTCGTGTCCAAGCTATTTGCAACGCTGTTTGGACACCTGAAGTTATCGCGGCACACCAAAACGCTAGGTCAGCTTCCGAATAGGAATGTAAACATGTCCGTCTTCATTTCAGCGCTTGGTGGCGCGGCAGCACAGTTTTTTGATGGCAGCGGCAATCCTTTGTCGGGAGGGCTACTGTACTCTTATGCAGCTGGCACCACTACACCTCAAGCCACCTACACATCGTCGGCAGGCTCAACGGCGCACACCAACCCGATCGTATTGGATTCGGCAGGGCGCGTGCCATCAGGCGAGATTTGGTTAACGGGTAGTCTTAACTACAAATTTGTATTAAGAGACAGTGCTGGAGCGCTGATTGGTACTTACGATAATTTGACAGGTATCAACGCTTATGGCACTGCGACTCAAATATCTTACACACCACCGTTTTCAAACAGCACGGCTACCAACGTATCCAATAAGTTGTCGCAAATGGTTAGCGTCAAGGATTTTGGTGCTGTGGGTGATGGTGTGGCGAATGACACCACAGCCATCCAAACGGCTATTACACAATCAGCAGGTAAGACGCTTTATTTTCCTAGCGGTACTTATGTGATAAGTACCCAAATTAGTTTGGTATCCAATATTACGTTGCTTGGTTATAATGCAACCATTACTTGTCTTACTACACCAACTAACGATCTTGTTTTTGGCGCATCAAAAACAAACATAGTCATTGAAGGTCTGACGTTTGACGGCGGCGGCTACACAGTTGCCACTAACATTGGTCTAGTTGCTTTCCAGCTTTGCACAGACGTTAAGGTTATCAACTGTCGCTTTATCAATATAGATCGGTTTGGTTTGATCGCTAACGGCGGTACGCGCTACATGTTTGACGGCAACTACATCAAGCGAAACACAGCGGTTAACACACAAAATCAAGCTATTTTAGTTTCTACATCAGCAGGCGGCGTGACAAAATCAACTATTTCAAACAACGCTATGATAAATAGCGCGTTAAATGTATCGATGTCTGAAAGCATTATTGCAAATAATTACATAACGGGTTGGAAATTTGGTGCTGGTATTACCACTGAACAAGATCCAAATTGTAAACTATTGCAAATTTTAAATAATTATTGCGCCGACTCCACAGGCACAGATGTTAACTTTACGACTTGCATGGGAATTGAAAATTGGGCGCCGTTCTCTGTTATTTCCGGTAATTTTTGCGTTGATAACGCTGGCAGCGGTATTGATCA